GTTGAGGAGGCTGTCTATTGGTGTCGGTCCAAGTCGAAGATCCGGTTTATGTACGGAGCTCCTTGGTACTTCACAATTCTTTGGAGATATCATTTCATTCATTTCACAAGTGCCGCCTTCTCTAATTTCACCCAATGGCCAATTTGCGTTGGAATGACCGAGAAGTCTAGTGATTGGACTAAACTCCTGGACTACCTAGAGGGACAGAATCTGAAGTGCAAAAAAGGTGGAAGCGACTGCCCAGGATGGGATATTGAGTTTGCTATACAAGTTTTGCGCTTTGTCTTTGACCAAATTTTGCTTTGGTATGACTTTTGGAAGATTGACCCTAAGGGACAGGAAGCTAGACGGCAACTCATCAAAGCTACATTGAACCCTACTTATGTCTGGAAAGGACTCCTTTTATGTTTGCCCTTCATTTGGAGTTCTGGACATCCTTATACCAATTTGGTAGGAGGCATTGCTAATTGGGCAGAGTCACGGACCAATTTGGGAACGCTGGCAGAGAAACAAGGATATTCTCATTCTGAAATTCTCTCCAATGTGTTCTCACGTGTTCGCTTTGGCTTTAATGGAGATGATCGCGTGTTTTCTGTTGATCCCGTATTCACCTGGTATAACCAGTTGACTGAACGGGAGGAATACATGCGCAATTTTCAGAGAAAGCCTACTCCGCCTGAAAAGCATATGGAAATGGGTCCTTATCTTAGCATGGATGAGCTCCAATTTAACAGTCGAAGATGGAAAGAGTTCAATATGGGGATGTACCTTGCCCCTTTGAAGATCCAGACTGTTTTGGAGATGCCTCTAATGACTTTTGATCCAACTAGGCGAAATGTTTGCCAGCTTCTTGAGGCATGCTTTCGTGAGCTCTTTCATCATGGAAAGGAGGTCTATGATGAGTGGGAGCCAAAAATATCCCGTGCGGCGAAAAGTGTTGGTATTCCGTTGCCTCGAGTAACGTATGAGTCCATCTTGCAAGATTGGGCCAACACTTTCTAAGCCGCATAACGGGGCCCGGATCCCCTGAATTCCGATTGAATGCTGTGTCAGCTGACAATGACACAAACCAACTTTCCCAATAGGGAATTTTATTCTGCTTTCTCCTTTGCGGTGAGGAAAAGCTAAATTGAAACCGTACCGATCGTTCTATTAACGAAGAAAATATGTCTTCTGATCCTCTTTATGAGGCTCCGCAGACAGCTAATGTGACTGAAGAAGTGTTTACCACCCAAGATGAGAGTGGTACACAGGTTGAGATACATGAGGATAAGCTCC